AAAATGACCAGTTTCGTCAGTTTTTAAGAGACGCATTTGTTACAGCTGACTTAGTAATGAAAGCTGGCGCAGTTTTTTACATTTGGCATGCTGATAGTGAGGGTTTTAATTTTCGAGGCGCTTGCACTGACGCTGGCTGGAAAGTACGTCAATGTTTAATATGGAAAAAGTCAAGCATGGTCATGGGCCGACAGGATTACCACTGGAAGCACGAGCCTTGTCTTTATGGGTGGAAAGACGGTGCTGGACACCTTTGGGCGGCAGACCGTAAGCAAACCACCATTTTGGAATTTGATAAACCAAGCCGAAGCGGTGAACATCCAACAATGAAACCAGTTGCTTTGTTTGAGTATCAAATGCTTAACAATACAAAAGGTGGCGACATTGTTTTGGATTTGTTTGGTGGAAGCGGCACAACATTATTGGCAGCAGAAAAGCATGGAAGACACGCTAGGCTGATGGAATTAGACCCAAAGTATTGCGATGTGATCGTAAAGCGATGGGAAGACTTCACAGGCAAGAAAGCCACTTTGTTGACAGAAGTAATGCAAAATGTGTAATATTTGGTTAAATTCCCCTTTATAAAATGAATCACGAGCATATTCCCACTGATGAAACCAAAAAGCTGGTCGAATCCAGTTCTGGATTAGGCTTGCCGCACGAATCTATTGCCATTCTGGTTGGCATCGATGACAAGACTTTGCGTAAGCATTACCGACATGAACTAGACATGGGCAAAGCCAAAGCCAACGGGCAGATTGCCAAGACGCTATTTCAGAAGGCTACGGCAGGGGATACAACAAGCCTGATCTGGTGGACTAAAAGCCAAATGCGCTGGGCTGAGACTGTTAAGCAAGAACACACTGGCGCAGATGGTGCGCCCTTATTGTTTGAGCGCATTGAGCGTGTGGTGGTGGATGCAAAAAATACTGAAGATTGACACCCCTCGCTGGGCATTGCCATTGACAAAACCAAGCCGATACAAGGGCGCATGGGGTGGTCGTGGCAGCGGAAAGTCTCATGCCTTTGCCGAGTTGATGATTGAGGAACACATCATTGACCCCAAGCGCAGAAGCGTTTGTGTTCGTGAAATCCAGAAATCTCTAAACCAATCTGTCAAGCGGCTGCTAGAAACCAAGATCGAAGCCATGAACGCAGGGGCTTACTTTGAAGTCCAAGATTCGGTCATCAAGTCAAAAAAGGGCGATGGTGCGATTATTTTCCAAGGTATGCAGAACCACACCGCAGACTCAATCAAGTCGCTAGAAGGTTATGACTGCGCTTGGGTTGAGGAAGCCCAAAGTTTGAGCCAGACCAGCCTTGACCTACTGAGGCCAACAATCCGCAAACCAAACAGCGAGTTATGGTTTACATGGAATCCAAGGCAGCAGTCTGATCCTGTGGATTTTCTATTGCGTGGGCCAGAGCCGCCATCCAGTGCCTCGGTAATCAAGGTCAACTTTGGCGATAACCCGTGGTTTCCACAAGTCTTAAAAGACGAAATGGAATACGACAAGCGCAGAGACCCTGACAAATATCAGCATGTTTGGATGGGTCAATACCTACAAAACAGCAACAGCAAGGTATTCAAGAACTGGAAAATTGACGACTTTGATGCACCACCAGATGCCATTCACCGCCTTGGTGCTGACTGGGGTTTCTCAGTTGACCCGACAGTTTTGGTGCGTTGTCACATTATTGGGCGCACTCTGTACATTGATTATGAAGCCTATATGGTGGGCTGTGAGATTATAAACACCCCTGAGTTATTCATGCAAGTGCCAGAGGCTGAGAAGTGGCCCATCGTGGCAGATTCAGCCAGGCCGGAAACCATCAGCCACATGAAGCGTAACGGTTTCCCAAAGATCATGACTGCGATCAAAGGGCCAAAATCGGTAGAGGAAGGCATCGAGTTTTTAAAGAACTACGACATTGTTGTTCACCCTCGTTGCATCCACACAATTGACGAGTTGAGCCTGTACAGTTATAAATCAGACCCATTGACAGGCAGAATTCTGCCCATGCTTGAGGACAAAAAGAATCACGTTATTGATGCTTTGCGTTATGCGTGTGAGGGCATCAGGCGGTCAGCGGTCACAAAATCGGCTACATTTACACCATTGCCCAATGTCAAACGCTGGTAGATAATCGCCCCAAAAGGACAAATATGGCACGAATACCCAACGACCAACGCCTTGCAAATTTACACGCTGAAGCACTGCGGCAGTTTAACGATATACAAACTGCGCTGCGGGATGAGCGTCTGCAATGCCTACAAGACAGGCGTTTTTACTCGTTGTGCGGCTCTCAGTGGGAAGGGCCATTGTGGGATCAGTACGAAAACAAACCCAAGTTTGAAGTCAACAAAATCATGTTGGCGGTCATTCGCATCGTTAACGAATACCGAAATAATCGCATCACAGTTGATTATGTGAGCAAAGACGGGACTGAAAACGACAAACTGGCAGAAGTCTGTGATGGCCTTTATCGTGCTGACGAACAAGCATCGGTGGCTGATGAGGCTTACGACAACGCTTTTGAGGAAGCTGTTGGCGGTGGCATTGGTGCATGGCGACTGCGTACCGTTTACGAAGACGAAGAAGACCCAGAGAATGAACGCCAGCGCATCAGATTCGAGCCAATCTTTGATGCTGACTCAAGCGTATTCTTTGACTTGAACGCCAAGCGGCAAGACAAGTCAGATGCCAAATATGCTTTTGTGGTCAACAGCATGACCCGTGAAAGCTACAAGGAAATCTACAACGATGACCCAACTGATTGGCCTAAGATCATTCACCAGTATGAGTTTGATTGGGCAACTCCTGATGTTGTGTTTGTGGCTGAGTACTACAAGGTTGAAGAAAAAACCGAGGTCATCCGCATATTTGAAGCCATTGACGGGACAGAGGAACGCTACACAGCCCAAGACTTTGCAGACGATGAAATGCTAGAAGAAACCCTGATGGCGGTCGGCACAAGGGAAGTTCGCCAAAAGCGCATCAAGCGTATGCGTGTTCGCAAATACATTATGTCTGGTGGCAAGGTGCTGGAAGATGCAGGCTACATTGCAGGCAAAAATATCCCCATCGTGGTGGTTTACGGCAAACGATGGTTTGTGGATAACATCGAGCGTTGCATGGGTGCGGTGCGCCTGGCGAAAGATGCCCAACGCCTGAAGAATATGCAGTTGTCCAAGCTGGGTGAGATTTCAGCCTTGTCCAGCATTGAAAAGCCCATCATGACCCCAGAGCAAGTGGCTGGGCATCAAGTAATGTGGGCAGAAGATAATCTGCGGGATTACCCTTATTTGCTAATCAACCCTGTAACTGGCGCTGATGGCGGCACACAAATTAGTGGCCCTGTGGCTTACACAAGGTCGGCACAAATCCCACCTGCGATGGCGGCACTTTTGCAGATCACAGAGCAAGATATGCAAGACATTTTGGGCAACCCACAAGGGGCTGACAAGATGATTTCAGGCGTATCAGGCAAAGCGGTTGAGTTAATTCAAACCCGTGTGGATATGCAGACGTTCATTTATATGAGCAACTTTGCCAAGGGCATGAAGCGATGCGGTGAGATTTGGCTTGGCATGGCAAAGGAAATCTACACCGAAGACAAGCGCAAGATGAAAACCATTGCTGCTACTGGTGAGGCCGGAATGGTTGAGTTGATGCAACCCACCATTGACACCAAAACTGGTGCTGTGGTGATGGCAAATGACCTGTCCAGTGCCACATTTGATGTGGTTGCTGATGTTGGCCCATCCTCTAGCAGCAAACGTGCGGCTACCGTCAGGGCTTTGACAGGGATGCTCCAGATCACCCAAGACCCAGAGACAGCCCAAGTGTTGACTGCAATGGCGATGATGAATATGGAAGGCGAGGGCGTTGGGGATGCAAATGCCTATTTCCGCAAGAAGTTACTGCGGATGGGCGTTGTTCAGCCAAGCGACCAAGAGGCCGAAGAACTCATGGCAGAAATGCAGGGCAAGCCTCAAGACCCGAACGCAATGTATTTGCAAGCCGCAGCCGAAAATGAAATGGCAAAAGCAGCAAAAGCGAGAGCTGATACTGTTGAAACAGTGGCAAGCGCAGAACTAAAACGGGCGCAAACGCTAGAGACTTTGGGCAAGGTTGAAGAGACAGCACAGAGCATGGCGATGAGCAATGCCCAGGCAGTGCAAGAAATTTTGCAAGGGCAGATTGTGCAACCTGTTGCGAATCAGTAAAAAACAAGCGACAATTAAAACAACGGTTACCACCCAGCCGTTTAAAGTGGGTGAGTTGAATGGGGTCAAAGATGAATCAAAAGGCAGTAATTGAGGACAATGAAGTCGAGGTAATAGAAGAAGAAATCGAAGTCAACGAACCCGTTGATGAGGTTGAACCGGAAGATACCGAGGAAGTAGTTGTCAGCATTGGTGAGGAAGCGCCACCTCCCGAAGAACATACTCCTGCGCCTGAATGGGTAAAAGAGTTGCGTAAGACGAACCGAGAACTGCAAAGGCAGAATCGTGAATTGCAAGCAAGGGTACAAGCCGCACCACCTGAGACCAAGCCAGTGGTGATTGGAAATAAGCCCAAGCTAGAAGATCATGATTATGACGCTGATGCATACGAGGAAGCATTGACCAGTTGGTTTGAGCGCAAGCGACAAGCCGATGAAATCAACGCCAAGCAAGAAGCTGAAGTTATGAATCAGCAAAAGGCATGGCAAGCTAAGTTGGATGGTTATGGCAAAGCGAAAGCCGAGCTAAGAGTGAAAGACTTTGAGGATGCTGAAGAAGTTGCTCAACAAGTTTTTTCTATCACCCAACAAGGCGTTTTGCTGCAAGGTGCAGATAATCCTGCACTCGTTGTTTACGCACTCGGCAAAAACCCTGCAAAGGCTAAAGAGTTGGCTGAAATCAAAGACCCCGTAAAGTTTGCCTTTGCGGTAGCAAAACTGGAGAAAGACTTGAAAGTTACAAATCGCAGGCAAGCACCCGCCCCAGAGCGTATCGTTACAGGAACTGGAAGATCATCTGGTGCGGTTGACTCAACACTTGAACGGCTGAGAGAAGAAGCGGCTCGTACTGGCAACATGACCAAAGTCATTCAGTACAAATCGCAGAAACGATCAGCATCCAAATAATTTATTAGGAGCTTATTATGAGCAATAGTTTTTCAAAAGAAGAGCGCGTAGCGTTTGAGGACATCCTCGAAGGCTTTAACGATGCTTTGGTTTTATCCCGCAACGTGTCCATCTACAACACTGATGGCTCGATGATGGAACGCACCAACAACGTGATCTATCGCCCACAACCTTACATCGCACAATCGTATGATGGCATGGATCAGACCAACAACTTCACAGCTTACACACAGCTTGCAGTACCAGCGACACTCGGCTTTCAAAAGTCTGTGCCGTTCATTCTGGATGCTTTGGAACTGCGTGATGCGTTGCAAGAAGGTCGTTTGGGCGAAGCTGCCAAGCAGAAACTTGCCTCTGACATCAACATTTCAATTATGAATGTTGCTGCAGCCCAAGGTTCTTTGGTCGTGACTGTCAACACCGCTGCTGGTGATTATGATGATGTGGCCTTGTGCGACTCGATCATGAACGAGCAGGGCGTTCAGTCTTTTGACCGTTACTTGGCTTTGTCAAGCCGTGACTACAACGGCATCGCTGGCAACATCGCTGGTGGAGCTACTGGTGGTGGTGCATCACGCAGTTTCGCTGGCACTAAGTCCAACACCGCTTTCGAGCGTTCTTTTGTTGGTATGGTTGCAGGCTTTGAAACTTACAAGTTGGATTACGCAAACCGCTTGGCTGCACGTACTGGTTCTAATACCACTATGTCCACCTTGGCTGCGGCAAACAACTACTATGTCCCCGTTGCCACTTCTACGGCAGCGACAGGCGAGACCCAGAACGTTGACAACCGCTTCCAGACCATCACTGTCACATCGACAACTGATCTGCGAGTGGGTACACCGTTTGAAATCTCTGGTGTTGAGGCTGTGCATCACATCACTAAGCAAGGTACTGGTTTTGCCAAGACTTTCCGTGTTGTAAGCATCACAAATTCAACCACTTGCGTTATCACACCTCCAATCATCTCTGCCCAAGGTGGAACTGATGCCGAGTTGCAGTATCAAAACTGCATCGTGACACCTAACGCCTCTGCAACAATGACCCGTTTGAACTCGACCACTGCACCTATTAACTGCTTCTGGCAGAAAGATGCATTGGAGATTTTGCCTGGTCGTTACGCTGTTCCCTCCGATGCTGGCGTTGCAGTGATGCGTGCCTCCACCGATCAGGGTATCGAGTTGGTCATGCAGAAGCAGTACGATGTCAACACCATGAAGACCAAGTATCGCTTGGACACCCTGTATGGTGTGGTCAATAAGCAGCCAGAAATGTCTGGTATTTTGCTATTCAATCAGGCTTAAGGAGTAAATCATGAGCTATCAAGTAATTTTTGCACAAGGTACAGCTACTGTTGCAGTACCAGCAGGCGAGAAAATCGCTGTTCAAGCATTCTCTCCCGCACAAGTGTTTCAAGAAGTTGGGTTTCCCCAATTCCCTGAAGCCAATGATTTGCTGACAACGGTTGACAACACCACCTATGTATCAAGCGCATTTACCAATGCCACCAACGTGATTATTCAAGCTGGTGCATCGGGCGCTTACTATTCAGTGGGTGTTGCTCCTGACATCAGCAACAATGGCAACTGGCAACCTCAAGGTGCGCCAGCCAACATTGCTGATGGCGGCTCGATGGCGGCAACTGCTGCCAACGTGTTGACAGGCATCATCACTGCTACTCCCACAGCAAGCCGTGACATTCAATTGCCAACAGGTGCAAACCTTGATTTGGCAACTGAGTGGGCCATCGGTGATTCGTTTGACTTCAGCGTCATCACTTTGGCTGCATTTGCTTTGACTCTTACAGTCAACACAAACGTGACCATCGTTGGTTCTGCTGCAACTGCGGCTACGGCTGGTGCATCTGCACGTTTCCGTTGCCGTAAGACTGCGGCTGACACTTTTGTCGTTTATCGCATCGGTGGTTAAACCAAGACAGGCCAGCAGAGATGTTGGCCTGTTTTACTTAGGAGAGCAAAATGCCAATGAAAAAAGGTTATTCAGACAAGACCATTTCCAAGAACATCAAAATGGAAATGAAATCAGGCAAGCCCCAAAAGCAAGCCGTTGCAATGGCACTTGGCATGGCTACAAAGTCGGCAAAAGCCGCTGGCAAGCCTAGCAAAGCACCAATGAAAAAATGATTAAGTCAGCCGCAATCGTTAAGACCAAGACTCTCGCCCCGTGGCGGGAGTTGCGTTTGCAAAAGCGCAAACTCAAAAAAGAGCAAGCCATCGAACGCAAGCTCAATAAAGTCTACTATCCATCACCGATTGGCGCACAAGTTATTGAAGTGCATGATGAGCCAATTGAAGTTGTTAAGGCTGTTGATGACAGCCCACCGACCCGTGAGGAAATGCTACAACAAGCTGAATCTATTGGCATGAAAGTTGACAAACGCTGGTCAGATGCGACACTGTTGAAACACATTGAGGAATCAGCATGGGCTACACAAAACGACAATTCATAAGCGCAGCCTTTGAGGAAATCGGGCTTGCGTCTTATGTATTTGATTTACAGCCTGAACAGCTTGAATCTGCCTTGCGTAGATTAGATGCAATGATGGCAGACTGGAATGCCAAGGGTATCCGTTTGGGTTATCCTTTGCCATCCAGCCCACAAGATAGCAACCTAGATGAAGAAACCCTCGTGCCTGATTCGGCTTACGAGGCCATTATTTGCAGTCTAGGCATTAGACTTGCCCCAAGTTTTGGCAAGCAAGTAATGATTGAGACCAAGACGACTGCCAAGCAGGGTTACGACATTCTGTTACAAAGAGCCACATTCCCGCTTGAACAGCAACTTCCGGCAACAATGCCTGCTGGTGCTGGCAATAAGCCTTGGAGGGTCTACGATAATCCGTTTATCAGACCACCAGCCAACCCTGTTACTGCTGGCCCTGATGGGCCTCTCGAATACTATTAAGGACAGTCATGCCACAAATCAATCAGTTACCAGTACTCAGCACTGTTTCAAGCGGAGACCAGTTACCCGTTTATTCGCCCAATAATGGGGATGCAAGACGTTTGTCCATTGGCAATCTGTTGACATTTTTCCAGCAAAGTTTTGCATCGCCAACGCTGTCGGTGAATCTGTATGTGCCTGGCTCTGGGTTCAACATCACTGTTCCAACTCCTGTCAGTCAAGATCAATGGATGTTGTTGCAACCTGCTGGAACGCTGGCATCTGGCACGATCACCTTGCCTTTGAATACTGGAGTGCCTGATGGCACTACGGTGCTGATTACGACCACCCAAGAGATTACCTCACTGACGATTGCGCTGAATGGTGCAACTGCTCTTTATGGTGGCGTGACATTCTTGGGTGCTGGTACTGCAACAGCCATTCGGTTTTATCAGCCTACAAACTCTTGGTATCAGATTAATGCTGAGACTGTTTATGCTGCGGGTATGCAAGCATTTTTGGCGACACCATCAAGTGCCAATCTACGGGCGGCAATGACTGATGAAACAGGCACTGGTCTGTTGGTATTTAACACCAGCCCAACTTTCGTAACACCAATTCTTGGCACACCAACATCAGGTACGCTGACCAATTGCACAGGTTTGCCTGTTGCTGGTGTAACTGGACTTGGCGCAAATGTAGGTGCATTTTTGGCAACCCCATCAAGCGCAAACTTGGCGGCAGCATTAACCGATGAAACTGGCACAGGCGCAGTCGTATTTGCAAATACACCTACATTGGTGACTCCAAATATCGGTGCAGCCACAGGAACAAGTCTAGCAGTCACAGGGTCACTTAGATCATCTGGTACGGCTGGTGTGGGTTATTCCACAGGCGCAGGTGGTGTAGTTATTCAAGGCACAAGCCGAACCACAGGTGTGACGATTAACAAAATAACTGGTCAAATCACGTTATTTTCTGCGGCAGGTACAACAAGCGCAACAACTTTCACTGTGACCAATAGCACCGTTGCGACAACCGATGCGATTATCCTCACTCAGCACACTGGCACTGATTTGTATGACTTGATGGTCACTAAGACAACCTTGGGTTCTTTTGATATTACATTCCGCACCACTGGCGGCACAACAACTGAACAGCCAATATTTAACTTTGCAGTTATCAAAGGCGTGGATTCATAATGGCTACCAAGCCTAAGTCATCTGTCAATGAGGCTGGCAACTACACGAAGCCAACCATGCGTAAGCGGCTCTTTGAGGAAATCAAAGGTTCTGCTGTGCAAGGCACTGCGGCTGGTGAATGGTCGGCTCGCAAAGCCCAACTGTTGGCAAAGAAGTACAAAGAAAAAGGTGGCGGTTATAAATGAAAGCCACACAAAAAAGCCTCAAAGATTGGTCAAGCCAAAACTGGCGCACCAAGTCTGGAAAACCATCGTCTGAAACAGGCGAGAGGTATCTGCCTGAGAAGGCTATTAAAGCCTTGAGTGCGGCTGAATATGCGGCAACCACAAGAGCAAAGCGTGAGGCTACAAAGGCTGGAAAGCAGTTTGCCAAGCAGCCTAAAAAGATTGCTGAAAAGATCAAGGGGTTCAGATGAAAAGCCCAGCTTATGCACGAAAAGAAGGCCAGAATCCCAAAGGCGGCTTGAACGCTAAAGGTAGGGCTGCGGCAAAGGCCGAGGGCATGAATCTGAAGCCTCCTGTCAAGTCTGGCGATAATCCCCGTAGAGCATCGTTCTTGGCTCGCATGAGTGGCAACACTGGCCCTGAGTACAAAGACGGTGAACCCACTCGATTGTTGTTAAGTCTGAGGGCTTGGGGCGCATCATCAAAAGCAGATGCCAAAGCCAAAGCAAAACGCATCTCTGAACGCAACAAGGCCAAGTGATGCAGATACCTATCCTGAACGGCATTTTTACCGATAGCACCCCTGAACTGCGTACCAGCTACCCAGTGAATCTTGTGCCTGTGCCAAAGCAGTCAGGCATTAGCAATGGGTTTTTACGACCAGGCGATGGCATTGTGTCCAACGGCACAGGGCCAGGAGTTGACCGTGGCGGCATCAACTGGCAAGGCAACCTATATCGAGTGATGGGTACAAAGCTAGTAGAAATAGACAGCGCAGGCACAGTGACTATATTGGGCGATGTGGGTGGGCCAGTAGATCAACTGGTGACCTTTGATTACAGCTTTGATTTACTTGCGATTGCTTCTGGTGGTCGTTTGTATTATTGGAATGGCACAACTCTGACTCAAGTAACTGACCCTGATTTGGGCGTGGTGCTTGATGTAGTGTGGGTTGATGGTTACTTTATGACCACAGATGGCGAGTTTTTAATCGTCACAGAGCTGACAGACCCAACTCAAGTCAATCCGCTAAAGTACGGCAGTTCTGAAGTTGACCCAGACCCAGTGGTTGCGCTACTAAAGTTGCGAAACGAAATCTATGCTTTGAACCGCAATACGATTGAGGTATTCGATAACGTGGGTGGTGAGTTATTCCCATTTGCACGAATTGATGGCGCACAGATACAAAAGGGCGTTGTTGGAACATTTGCTTGCTGTGTCTTTATCGAACGCATTGCGTTTTTAGGAAGTGGCAGGAATGAAGCGCCAAGCATTTACGTTGGCGCATCGGCTATTGCACAAAAGATAAGCACACAGGAAATTGACAATCTGCTTCTTGAATACACCGAAGCTCAATTGGCCTTGGTTAAGTTAGAGGCCAGAAATGACAAAAGTCATCAACACCTTTATGTGCATTTGCCTGACCGTACCATAGTTTATGACGCATCAGCATCTGAGGCATTACAAACTCCTGTCTGGTTTACTCTGACCACAACCTTGTCTGGATTTGCACAATACAGAGCCAGAAATTTAGTTTGGGTGTACGACAAGTGGATGGTTGGCGATCCGCAATCCACCAGTATCGGTTATTTAGTGCAAGACACAGGGCATCATTGGGGTCAGCAAGTGCGTTGGGAGTTTGGCACATTGATTGTCTACAATGAGAGCAATGGTGCGATATTTAACGAGATGGAACTTGTCAGCCTGACGGGTAGCATTGCATTGGGCAAAAACCCAAAAATCAGCACCAGCTACTCTTTGGATGGGCAGACTTATTCACAAGAAAAATTTATTGCTGTCGGCACGATTGGCAACCGCCAGAAGCGTTTGGCTTGGTTTCAGCAAGGACATATGAGGAACTGGCGCATACAGCGTTTCCGTGGGGATAGTGATGCCCATGTGTCCTATGTGCGCTTAGAGGCACAGATTGAAGCATTGGCATACTGATGGCAACCGCACCAGTTTCACGCAGACTTAACTTGACCCGTGACCAGCTTGCGGAGTTCTTGACCGATCAGCAACAGATCAGGCAGTTTGAATTGCTGTTTTCTACTGTTGACCAACTTCAAGTAATTGTTGGAACTGATTTTGAATATCAGGCAGATAATGCAGCGGCAACAGCAAATGAAGCATTAGCGCAATTAAGTGCCTTAGCACAAGAGAGTGGCGTTAATGATGCAGCATTAAGCGCAAAGGCACAAGATGCACTAGACAGAATCGCATTACTGGCGCAAGAAACTGCGGTGACTGTGGCATTGGCTGAAAGCAAAGCAAATCAGGCTTTGGCATTGGTGGACAAACTAAATAAAGCAGTTGAGGGTTTACAGATGACCCCACCACCACGAGAGTTCAAACGTGCAAGATATGGGTCATTTTACGACACCACGACCCAGACAGCGACAGTTATCAATACAGCCACTGCCATCACATTTAACAATACCGATTTAAGCAATGGCGTTTATCTTGGAACTCCCACTTCACGCATCATTGTGGACAGCGAGGGAATCTATAACTTTGATACCTCGTTCCAGTTGGATAAGACAGCAGGCGGCACGGCAGAATTTTATTTTTGGTTTAGGCTCAACGGTGTGGATGTGCCAGACAGCGCAAGTCAGATCAGGATTCAAGGTAATAATGCTGAGATTTTTTCATCGTTAAATTATTTTTTTGATCTCAAGGCCAATGACTATGTTGAGCTGATGTTCTCGGTCAGCGACCTAAGTGTTGAGCTTGCCGCATTTCCTGCGGCTGCACCGCACCCAGGCATTCCATCCATAATTCTCACAGTCAACAACAATATCGGAGGTGTCCAATGACAGTTACAGTAAAAGTGCTAATCCCTGCAAAACAGGCAGAGAACAGCCAAACCACCCAATACACCGCAACAAATGTCAAGGCAATTATTGACAAGTTTACGGTTACCAATACCAGTGCCAACAATGTGACTTTCAGTTGCAACTTGGTGACAACTGGTGGCACGGCAGGCGCATCAAACCTGATTATTGATACACGTACCATCGTGCCAGATGAGACCTATACTTGCCCTGAATTGGTGGGTCAGGCATTAGACGTTGGTGGTTTTATTTCAACAATCGCAGGGGCGGCAACATCCCTGACCATCCGAGCATCAGGCCGAGAAATTTCATAAGGAGCTAGAAATGAAAGAATTTATGGTTATCCCACGGGGCTTTAATGGCTTGCCGATGGAAGAAGAATTTTTGACCAACGCAGAAAATAAAAAGAATTATGCCGTTGCGGTCGCTGATTGGAACTATGGCCCTGAAATGCCCACCAATGAGCCTGGCGCAAATAAGGAGTTTTATGCTGGTTTGGCAGAAGCTATGCAATGCGATGAAAAAGACGCAAGACGAAAGCATTGCTCAAACTGCGAGTATTACGACAACAGCTTTATGACCCAAGTACGGATTGAGCGCATCCCAATGGCGGCTTATGACAAAGGCGCAGGATACAGGGGTCACTGCGAAAAGCTGAACTTTATCTGTAACGATATGCGGGTTTGTCAGGCTTGGGAAGACAGAGAATATGAGGATTGACCTTTTGTCAATTTGTGCGAAAATCAAGCCGCTGAGTTCTGGCATCCAGCGGCCTGCCCTAATTAGGAGTTGTGGATGACCAATGGACTGCGAGAAAACCTGACCAAGGTTTTTATGCTACCCCAACCAGCCATTGATTGGCTGATGATGGTCTATGACGCAATCCAAGTCTTTGATGATGTTGCAGATGGCGATCAAGTGGAACGAGAAGACCTCAATGCGACCATTTGGAACACACTGGTGGGTATGCACCAGAATACATTTTTTATCGCCAACAGCACCAATTTAACGCCTTTGTTGGCGACAATGATTCTCAAGTGGCAAGCCTCGGACACGGCAGAGCGCAATAAACAGGCAGATGCCAAGTCTTTCGTTTGGCGAGCCGGGTATTACGATTTAATTTTAATGACAGTTTCGCTAGTGCATGGGGCTGGATATGCCACAAAATATGGTCATCATGTGATGGCTTTGTATGGCGAGACTTTTGAAGATTACATGAAGGAGTTTGGCGATGCCTGATCCAATAACAGCTCTAGTCGTTGGTGGAAGCCAACTCATAGGTAGTCGAACGCAAGCTAAAGCAGCTGGTGAAGCCGCAGAGATTCAGTCTGGAGCAGCCCAAGCAGGTATTGAAGAGCAACGCAGACAGTTTGATGCTTTACAAGCCTTGTTAAAACCTTATACAGAAGCTGGTTTGCCAGCATTGGAAGCACAACAAGCATTTCTTGGTTTAAGAGGGCCAGAGGCAGAACGTGCCGCCATCGAGCGTATCAGCGGAGGTGAGCGTTTTCAGGAACTCACACGACAAGGCGAGGAAGCCTTACTTCAAAGGGCATCTGCAACTGGTGGCTTGCGTGGTGGCAATGTTCAAGCGGCATTGGCTCAGTTTCGCCCACAAGTGCTGAATCAATTGATTGAAGAACAATATGGTCGCTTGGGTGGAATGACCACCTTGGGACAGAGGTCTGCGGCTGGTGTTGGTGCGGCTGGTATGGAGTCAGGCACAAACGTGGCAAATTTACTTGCTCAACAGGGTGCTGCACGTGCTGGTGGTGAGATCGGTCAAGCAAAGGCTTATGGGCAATTATTTAACTTGCCTGGTCAACTTCTTGGTTTCCAATATGGCGCAGGAAAAACTCCAGGACTTGGGTTTTAAGGATTAGAACATGGCAACGATTAACCCTTTAATGCGCCCGATTGATTACACAGTGGATGTGCAAAGCCCATTTGAATCTGCTTTGGGCGGTTTTAAACTTGGTGCTGGCATTGCTGAAATTCAAGCGGCACAGCAAAGCAGAGAAAGAGCACAAACAGCTCAAACTGAACTTGCAAATTTATTCAAAAACCCGAACGCAACAGCAACAGATTACGCACGGGTTACTGCATTTTTGCCTAAAGATCAAGCCGCAACAGTATTGTCGGGTTTTGAGGCTCAAACAAAAGAACAGCAACAAAATACTTTAAGACAAGGCACTCAGGTTTACACAGCCATTAAGTCTGGAAATTTGCCAGTTGCTGAAATGCAACTCAAGGAACAAGCCACAGCACTTAGAAATGCTGGGAGAGAAAAAGAAGCGCAGGGTTATGACGACCTTTCAAATCTTATTAGGCTCAATCCAACAGGAGCGCAGACAACGATTGCGTTGACCATTGCTGGATTGCCTGGCGGTAAAGATTTTCTCGATAATGCTGATAAAACATTGTCAACACAGAGGGCAGAAGCCCTCCAGCCAAGCGCATTGAAAAAGGCGATTGCAGACGCAGACAAAGCCGTGGCAGATGCTACCGCAGCCCAGGCCACTGCAAAGAACGCACCAGAAAAAGCAGCCGCTGATGCTGCAAAAGCAACAGCAGATGCCAACAAAGCCAAAGTGGAGGCGCAGTTTGCAGAACGGCAACAACTTGCCATTCTTGAGAAAAGCAATTGGGATGTTAAAAATCTGAAAAGCCAAATTAGTGATCGTTCAGCACGACTTAATTTAAGCACACAAGAAACTACTGCATTGGTGGCTGAAAAATTAGCATCTGTTGGTCAAAAATTAAATGAAGTACCAGCAGATACAAAAAAACTTATTAATGAATCTGCTGTGGCAGCGGCAACATCTAAGCAATCCGCTGGTCAATTTAATGATCTAGCAAAACGCCTTGAAGCCGAGGGTGGTGGTTATGGTGTCTTTTCAAGCGCATCTGACTATCTGAAAAGAGGTGTTGGTTTTCAGGGTGGCATGACACAACTGCGCCAAGAATATACACGGCTTAGAAATACAGCGGCTATAAAATCTTTACCACCAGGCCCTGCAACTGATCGAGACATTGCCTTGGCATTGCGTGGTTTCCCAAGCGAGACCGCATCAGCCTCAGATTTGTCGAGCTTTTTGCGTGGTATGGCTAAGTTGCAAGACATTGATGCTTCAATCAATAATGCCAAAACAGATTGGTTAACAAATAATAACGGGTCTTTGGCACGAGCTAAGAATACTTTTGTTGCGGGTGACTATGCGGCAAAAGCAGGTGAAAATTTCAATGATTTTTCAACACGAATTATTGATGATGTAACAAAGAAATATGACCCTAGAACGCAGACATCATTAGTTGAACAAATCCCAACACCTAGAAGCCCGCAACCAATGGCAGCACAAAATAATATTCGATCAGCGGCAGATGCAATTTTGGCTGGAGGTCAATAAATGGCAACCGCAGACGAATACGCAGCATGGATTGTAAGAAACTCGGATAAACGTGGTACGCCTGCGTTTGATACTGTGGCTCAAGCCTATGAAATTGCAAAAGCAGAAGAAACCACTGCTCGTACTCGACAGCAACTTGCGCCTGTACCACCAACGCCAAGTGTGCTAGGTCGTATTATTGGTGCTGGTGAAACCGCCTTAACTTTGGGAACAGCCGCAACAGGCGGTACGCTAGGCACAATTATTGGCGCTGGTAAAGGTCTGACAGAACAAATTTTATCTGGTGAGTTTGGCACACCACAAGCGGCTCGTGCGGTTGAAAGAGCCGCAGCAGAAGGAGCGCAGGCATTAACTTATCAACCAAGGACAGAAGCAGGCCAAGAAATGGTGCAGGCTACTGGTCAATTTTTGGGTGAAGTTTTACCGCCTGTTTTGCCAACTATTGCAGCACCTACTGCGACCGCACAAGCAATTAGAAGTGCCGCCCCCATTACGCAAGCAACAGCCCAGCGTGGTGCGGCTGCGACACGGCAAGCGGCACAAGCAACTGGAGAGGCTATTGCAAAGCCTGTACAAGCGGCTACAACAGCCGTTCGTGAGGCTTTAGGTATGGAGACCCCTCCAACCCCAACAGCGGCTGGTGGGCGTGTTTCTGTTGGTGCGGCAGCAACTCCAGCAGAGTTACAAAGAGTAACGGTTGCGGAACAATTAGGTTTTACAGGCCCTGCTGGATTAACTGCTGGTCAGAGGACAAGAAATTTTGCAGACCTTCAGTTTGAAAAAGAAACTGCTAAATTAGGTGAGGCTGGAGCACCTTTGCGTGAACGAGTCAGCAATCAAACAGCAAATTTAATTCAGCAATTTGATGCGATGGTTGATCGTACTGAACCATTGCTGGCAGATGCAAGAGACATTGGCAAAGCCGTAGATAAAGCCGTTGTCAATAAAGCCGAAGTGCAAAGAAGAAAAATTCGTGATGCCTATACAAAGGCCAGAGAAGATGGTTCTATGCTTGAGCCAGTTACTCTGAATGAGTTGGCAACAACTGCGGCAGATGTTCAGCGTTTTGAAGGCGTTGCGCCAAATGTTGCACCAATTCGCAAAGAAGCAATTAGGCTTGGTGTATTGGTAGAAGATGCAGATGGCAACTTGATTGCACAAGCCAAATCCATTGACGATACTGAATTGCTCAGACAATTTGTCAATGAGGCTACCGACTGGACAAACAGACGAGAGTCTTTGATGGCAAGAAAAATCAATTCCGCAATTGATGCTGGAACTGAAGGTAAAGGTGGCGAATCTTACAAGGCAGCCCGAAAATTGCGTCAGGATTTTGCCAATGAGTTTGAAAACGTAGGATTGACAGCAAAACTTCTGTCAACCAAACGAGGCACTGACGAGCGTGTTATTGCTTTTGATGATGTCTTTGACAAAATCATTATCAATGCCCCACTTGAAGAAATGAACAAAGTCAGGAAAACTTTGCTCACGGCAGGGCCGGAAGGCAAACAGGCATGGAATGAATTGAAGTCCAACACAATTCGTTACATTATCAATAAATCCTTGTCAACAGCCCAAAGAGATGAACGTGGGCAAGCATTAGTTTCCCCTGACAAATTAAACAGTGTCATTCGGTCTTTGGATAGAGAAGGCAAGCTCGAAGGCTTGTATGGCAAAAAGCAAGCGCAACAAATTAGAGACCTTGGTGAAATAGCGATTGATATTTACACAGCACCACCTGGTGCGATAAATTTTTCAAATACAGCATCAGCTTTGCAAGTTGCTTTAGACTCTGTGATGACTTTTGGTTTAACTGGAATACCAGCACCAGCAGTCACAGCTTTGAGGGAAGCATCTAAATACGTCAAAAATCGTGAAGTCAGAAACAGAGTTAGACAGGCTTTGCAACCTTTGGGGAATAAATAAATGTCAGCACTATCAGTTCAACCACCATATCCAGCGTTTGCGGATGCTGATGGACAGCCGCTTGATGATGGTTACATTTGGATTGGCACGGTTAACCTAAACCCAATTACAAACCCGATTGTTGCCTATTGGGATTCAGCAAAAACGATCACTGCTGTTCAGCCGATTCGCACAAGTGGGGGTTATCCTGTCTACCAAGGCACACCATCACGCATTTACACTGCAAGCGATTACTCCATCCAAGTGCAGAACAAGAACGCAACGGTAGTCTATACCTCGCTGAATGACAATGCTTTTGGTGGTGGCGCTGTCGTGACAAATGCAACTGGCACAGGCACACAGACTATTTATTCAGTCACATCAAGACCCTTGTCAATTTATATCAATGGTGTGTACCAGAATCAAAACACTTACGCATTTGCGAATGGCAATGTAACATTCACAGAAGCCCCACCATTCACCTCTATTATTGAATTTGTGTTCTAAGGAGAACCAGAATGTTAAAAACAGTATCAGCAATCAACGGCTTTGTTAGCCCAACTTTCAGCGGTAATGTTACGCTATCCAATGGCAACTTAGTCATTGGAACATCTGGCAAAGGCATTGACTTTTCTGCAACACCAGGCACAGGCACAAGCGAGTTGTTTGATGACTATGAGGAAGGCACTTGGACAGCAGCCGACGCAACAGGGGTTGGCGTAACGATTACTAATAATGCAACCGCCAAATACACCAAAATAGGGCGACTTGTAATTGCAAGTTGTAATATTACGATTGGCGCTACTGTTAGCGCAACGGTGGCTGAAATTAGTTTGCCATTTGCCGCAAATGTTGACTCGGGCAATTCTTCACAAGGCGGTGTTGTCATTGAGCATAGTTATGGCCTTGGGTCATTAGCTGCGGCGATTGACAACACTACAAGTTCTCGTTTTAGGCCAGACGGGGGAGCTGGTTTAACTTATGCTAGTTTAAGCGGCAAAAATTTGCGTTACACAATTATTTACGTGGAGAATTGAAAATGCCCTTAACAAAAGTTTCGTACTCATTGATTGAGGGCGCACCAATCAGTCTATTGGATTTTGGTGCTGTTGGTGATGGTGTGGCTGACGATACTGCTGCAATTCAAGCCGCAGTTAACGCTTGTGGCGTAAACCAATGGATTGACGGAAATAGCCAAACTTACAAAATTACTTCTGTTATTAATGGAACTTCAAGTACGTTCAAACTATGTAACGCAAAATTTGTTTTTAATAGTGACTACGCCAATCAAGGACGTTTTGCATTAAATGCTGGCTCTGGAACGACAGCAATGACTGTCGAATTAAAAGATGTAATTGTTGACGGTGGTCGCGGAACTTATAAAGTCGGGCTAGAAACATGGACTGTTTTTTCGAGTTTTGGTGGATATGACAGTATTAGACCTACGCTTGTTCCAGTATTTTTAGTGACCGCTTATAACATCAGTACAACGGTAAAAATTAATAATGTAAATTTTTACAATGTTCATGCTGATGCGTGTATTGAAATTGGTACTTACGGTACTGTGTTTATTGACGACTGTGAGTATGAAAACATAAGCAATAAAACTTTTCATGTTTACCATTCGCCTGACGATGGGGTAACTCAAAATGGACGCACTCTAGTCAACAATGTTTATGCTGAAGACATTGGGCTAATGCCATCAAGTTTTTTAGTTGATACTGTTTCAAAAGTTAGAGCTGACCCTTACGCCCCCCAAGGTTCATTTAATTTTATTGTTTCGCACGGTGATTTTGCGTTAAACAATGCAATTGTAAGAAACTACGCTTCTTGCGGTGTAACCGCAGATAGAAATAGATCATTTAACGCAAACAACATTTTTATCATTAACGGAAGTGGTATTGCGTTTTCTAATAATCCATCAGGGGCATTTTTCTTAGAAGATTGCAATACGTCAAACGTGAGCAATCTTTTCGTTTGGATTATTGACAGAAACTCACGCGATTATGCTTTGGATTCTTCTTCTGTACAAATTTTTGCCTCATCAGGAAGTCAAACAAACTTCAATAATGTTGTTTTACTATCAGACCCATCAACAGCAAAAATAAATAAAATAATTCGCGGTAATTTGCTTGGAAACGCAGCGGTTACTATCAGTAATTTTTACATATCTGGTTTACCAGTAAGTTACCAGAATGCTATCTCAATGCTGTATTTACCTAACACGGCGGCGGATGCTGATGTTAGGTTGATAAATGGTTTTATGTCTCATGGGGGAATTACCATAGAGCGCCCAAATATTAGCGTAGTAGATAAAGTTGTTTTAAATGGTAGCAGTGGAACAGCAAACATTACGTTTGCAATACCTGGAAATACTGGTGTAACCGAAACATCAACAGATATGTCAGTAATCAACTGCTCTATTGATGGTTCTATTCTTTGTCAAATTATTGCTGATGGAAAACTTATTTTTAGCCACAATAAAATTGGAGGGGGAATAACGGCAGATCAAAATAATACTTGCAATATTATTGTTTCCGAAAACTCTTTTATTGGCGGAAATATTACTGTTAACGGGGCATCTTCAGAAATAGGTCAAGTTGTTATTTCAAACAACTGTTTAATTTCTGGGCAGACTGTAATTTCAAAAGCATTAACGGCTGTTATTACTGGTAATACCACAAGTGAAAAAATTGAAATAAAAGATGTTCAAACTTTTAATATAACTGGCAACAATGCTAGAACAGACTTGGTTGAATCTATTATTGATATAAACCCAGTAGTAACGGCAAGCATACTTGCTGGCGTTATTAGTAGCAATAATTTGTTAATAAAAACAGGGACTATTGGAGCGTTATTTGTTACTATTGCTGGAGGTGTTTCAGGAGTAACAGACGTTAACAATAATAAGTTAACCGTAGCTTGGACGTGAAATTTAACCGTGCTGGCCCGACTGACCAGAAAATTGATTTTAATTGGAGATTAAAATGGCGCTAGAAAAAGTTCAAATTGTTGACCGCATTGAAGTTATTGAAAACGGCTGCATTCAAGTTCGCACCAAGACCGCTATCAAAGAAGATGGCATTGAAATTAGCAGTAAGTTTCACCGCCACGTTGTCGTGCCTGGTGCTGACTACAGCGCTGAAGATGCCAAAGTGCAAGCAATTGCCGCATCTATTCATACACCCGCAGTAATTGCGTCTTACCAAGCAGCTATTGCTTCACAAGGAGTCTGATATGGCACAGAATAGTCAAATTGCATTTGCACCTCTTGGCGATACGGTAGTTATCCCTGCGGCTGCTTCTGCCTCTACTGGCGTTCAGGCACTAGTTAACTCACGCTTTGATGGTCAAGGCACAGGGCAATATCGCATCATCAACTCAAGTGCCAACACGGTATTTTTGGGCGTTGGAAGTACGGCTGCGATTGCTACGGCTAACGCTGTTGCTCCTGTTGCTGGTACACCATCATCAGCTATTGTTCTAGTGCCTGGCGCTGTTGAAGTCTTACGCTTTCAGCGTGAATCATTTTTCAGTGGCTTGGCCTCTGCCGCCTCTACTGTTTATATCGTCCAAGGCGAGGGTATGTAATGCTTGAGGATACCGACACACGGCTGGCGGTTCACGAGGCGGTTTGTGCTGAGAGGTACACCGCCATTGAGAAGTCGTTTGCATCAGGTTCACAGCGCATGACTCGCATTGAGTATTTGCTTTATGTGGTGATTGCGGCTGTATTACTTGGGCCAGGCTTTGCTGGCGAGTTGGTAAAAAAAATCATAGGCTTGTGAGCAATGGATGCTTTGGCTTCTTTTGCCATTGTTTCTGTTAACAGGAACTTCAGAAAAAGTCGAGTACCGTTGTGTGAGGTGGGCGTGGACAGGTGATGTTTACAACCGGAAGGTTGTTTGCCTTGAATGGGTAAAGGTTGTAAGGAAATGATTGACCCCATAACAGCGCTTGCAGGATTACAAAGTGCAATCAGCGTAGTCAAAAAAGCCAGCAAGGTCGCAAATGATCTGGCTGGTTTAGCACCGTCTATCGCCAAGATGTTTGATGCTAAAAGCGTTGCAACAAAGGCAATGGTTGAGGCTAAACGATCTGGCAACAAATCAAACTTAGGAACTGCACTTCAAATCGAGATGGCGCTTGATGAGGCAAAGCGTTTTGAGGCCGAATTGATGTTGCTGTTTCAGGCCACTGGTCGTGCTGATGTGTGGCAAAAGATTAAGCAGCGTCAGCAACAGATGGATGTTGAAGATGCTCATTTAGCCAGACAAGCCAAGGCAGAAGAAAAGAAAAGAAAAGAAGAAGAAGAAGAATATATGGCAT